TGCCATTGTATTTGTTGTATGCCGCCATGAACGCGCGGCTTCCTGCTTCTATACCCATGTGAAAAGGAACCGAATAATATTCACGGAATAAACGGTCATCAAAATCAGAAGAGCTGCTGTCTCTCCCGTTTTCATTGCTGTTGGCAAGAAAATGTTTCATGAGCGATGCCGTCATCCAGTATTTTTTGTTATTACCCTGCAAGCCTTTCACATAAGCCTGTACCATGCAGCCATTAAAGAAAGCATCTTCGCCATAACATTCTTCCGTTCTTCCCCAACGCGGGTCACGGCCAAGGTCTGCGTTAGGAGCTCTTATTACCAAATCACCTGTATGGTATTTTTCTGATTGAAAAATATATCTCGCTTCGTAGGCTTCCGTTGCAGCCACTTTCCTGATCAATGCAGTGTCCCATGTTTCTCCTAATCCGTACGATTGTGGAAACATAGTGGTGGTTACCAGCTTCCTCCTTCCCCACCCGCCGGGCCCTCCCAGGGCCACTCCATGCAAGCCTTCCATTTGGCCGGTTCCTTTAATCCCTAACCTGGGCACTGAAGGATTGGTGCTAAGGCAGGAAATCTTTTCATCCAGTGTCATCAATGAAATAATATTATCAATTCTCTTTTCTATACCCAGGTTCGGGTCCTGAAAAGGATATTGATATTTGCTTTGCGCAAATGATTTTACACCAATAACCAGGAAGAAGAAAATACAAAGGGTACAAAGTTTTTTTGAAATCATTCGGCAATCGTTTTATTGAAAAAGTGTAAGAGAATTCTTGAAATTCTATTTTGCTTTAAAGCTATTAAATAATTAAAACATTTGAGGCATTGCCGAAATATTATATTGAATTGTAGAATAGAAATGCCTTTTATTTGTTGGTTTACTTTGAATCGGTTCGTGAAGGCATGAGTCAGTTGTGAAAAGGGTATATTATAAAACTTTGGGGGAAGTAAGATTTTAATGCAAGGGAAACGGAATGGACAATCTTATTTTCAGTAAAAAAAGGGCTTCAATCTCTTGAAACCCTTTCATGTTCTGTGGGCCCACCAGGATTTGAACCTGGGACCACCTGATTATGAGTCAGGTTAACCCATAGTTTTTTCCTTTTCTTTTCATCATTTTATGCCCATTTTCTTTTCAATTTTTTAACTCAGGCATTTCTATATGGAATGGGTGAAACACTTAGTAATACCACACTTTTAAAAGAAAAGAAATCGCATAGATGGTGGTGGCAGGCACCCATTTCTACCGTTGTTTAACTCAGGTTTTGTTATATTATTTTTCTACTATATATCGGGTATATACTGACATTTCCACTGACATTTTTTTCTGCTTTAAAATATTGATTCTTAGACAAATATAAGGTAAATCAAATTTATCCACTGACAATAAGTATTCTACCCAAAGAAGTCTATATAATTTAAAGAACACTAATAACAATTTAACAATGGAAACAAATGAAGTAAAAACAATGATTCTCAACCGTAAAATGGTTGATGCAAAAATTTCCTACAATGCCTATTTGCAGGAATTAATTGATGTATCGCATAATGGTGATTTTGAATCCTTGGATGAAGCAAAAAGAATGTTCATTGATGCTGCTATCCGGGCGATTGATAACTACATTGAATTAAACAATTTAAAAGCTAAATGACCATGAAACCAAAAAACTATTCCATCACTCCATTATGGCGCAGGAATGCGATGGATGCAAAAACAAAACAAGCGCCTGTTGTCTTGAATATCATTTTAAACAAGAAGGAATTCCGAATCACTTTAAAATTACGCTGTACAAAAGCAGAATTTAATGCTGCTTTATCAACCCGTTCTGCATCTGCAAAGGAATTAAGGTTGCAATTGATGGGATATGTTGATAAAGCGGAAAAAGTGATGGAACGTCTTCCTCAACCTACAAAAGAATCGTTCACAAGATTATTCAAATCCGATACTGATTTATTTACTTCTAATAAAACTGATGTGTTTTATTTTTTTGATATGAAAGTAGAAGAAGTTACCAAGGAAGGAAGAATGGGAACAGCAAGCTATTATAAACAGTGCAAAGTGAATTTGCAGAATTTTAAATCGTCAGTATATTTTGAAGAAATAGATGAAAAGTTTTTGAAGGAATATCAGGCATGGTTAAGGAAGCGTGGTAATTCTGTTTCTACTGTTTCATTAAGAATGCGTTGTTTAAGAATCATGTTTAATTATGCTGCTAAAAGTGGGTTTATTTCTAATGTAGAATCTCCTTATAGGAATTTCAATATGGGCACAACTACAAGGTCAAAAAAGGTTTTATATCCTGTTCAGATAAAACAGTTTTGGGAATATGAACCTAAAACTTTGCGTGAAGAAAGGGCAAAAGATTATTTCTTTTTTAGTTTCCTATGCAATGGAATGAACTTTAAGGATATGGCTTATTTGAAACGGAAACAAATCACTGGTGATATAATAACTTTTGTAAGGGAAAAGACGAAAAACACCACCCATGAAACAAATGAAATTCAAGTTTATTTGCATGATGAAGTGAAAAGAATTTTGAACAAATGGGGCAACAAGGATTTATCACCTGAATCATATTTGTTTCCTATTCTTCCTGCAAAATTTAAAACTGTTGAATATGATGAAAGAACAAGGGCGATGAGAAAAAGACGAATCAATAAAAGTTTGCATGCCATAGGAAAAAAATTAGGTTTGGAATTTAACCTTACCATAGGTCTTGCAAGGCATTCATTTGCTACAACTTTAAAATTGAATGGAACAAATGTTTCTTTTATAAGTGAAATGCTTGGGCATACTTCCATGAAAACTACCATGCATTATCTCAAATCAATTCCCTCAAATGAACGTAAAGTAGTAAGTGATTCATTGCTTTCATTTGCTGTTTGATAGTGACACTTTGCTTGCCTATGCTGATATATGAATCAGCTTTTAAAATTAAGGTAAGCATAGGGCAGGAAAATCAAAGGAATCATTAGGTTGATTCCTTTTCTGCTTATGGTTATAAGAATGTATGAGTAGGTGTACTACATCTTTCTTTTCTTTCCTTTATTATACCTACTCATACATTTTAAGAATGATAAAGTAACCATTCCCTTTTCCTTCTTTCAAATAATCCTTCATCAAAAATATGTTTACCATTTACAGTAATTTTATTCCATTCCAAAAAATCCATTTCAATTTTATAGATGGATGAAAGATTATTTTTCTTCATCCAATTATTTACAGAAATATCTGATACAGCATTTATAGGAAGGGAAGTTGAATCGTTTGGATTATTTTTTATTGTTTTTAGTAAAGAAGAAATTTCAAGTGCAAATATGCCACAATTGAAAGTGAAGGAACAGATTGCATCATATTGGTTTTGGTTTAACTCTACTCCTTTAAGCAAATCATTTATTCCAGAAACTTTTTTATTTATTTCAAATTGCAGCATTTTTTCTGCAAGGTTTTGATTTATTGCATCGCCTTTTCTAACAGGGTCACCATTCATAAAATCAATTGAACCGTAACCTATTGTCCAAATTCCTGCGCTATCTTGATATGCGTGAAGCACACAAGATTCTTCTTTTTTAATAAAATCAACTCCATTTCCAGATATGTTCATTCATAAGGATTAGTTTATCTTTTTAGCGAAAAAGGTCTGGTAGATATATTCAATCAATGAAGCAATTGCACCAAATTTTGTTCCTGCTGGTGCAAGGAAAACTGCTAATACTTCTGCAGCACCTTGAACAACAGAATTCCAAGTATTGCCCTGAAAACTGTTGATATATGTTTGCAGTTTTGCAATTGTATCATCCAAATTATTTTGTGTTGGATTTAATTTTAAACCATTAGCAACAGCATACAATCCTGCTTCTAATTCTGCTTCATTCAAATCAGGAAACTTAGCTAAAATGCCTGTTCTTATTTCAGAAGGTAACATGCCTACTTCCTGTGTTATAAACGCCATAACCCCTGAACCATGAAGCAATGCATCTTTTGTTGCTTGTGGAAGGTTATTATAAGTTTTTTCAGCACCGTTTAATACTGAATGAAAAATTGAACCGAATAGAGAAACTATATCTGCAATCAATCGTCCGAAAAATGTTTTTGCCATTAATTTTTTATTTTGAATTTATTGAGAAGAATCCCCGAAGTCAAATCGCTGTTAGGAAATATTTTTAGGGTCAACAGCAGAATCTTTTGGTGGTTGTACTCCTAAAAAAACATCAATAGCACCACTCATTAGAACCAATACACCCAATGCAAAAGATATAATTTTAGATTCTTTTGCATTGAATAAATCAGTTGCTGATACCATAGTGATTAAGGAAACAAAAAAATATCTTGCTGCATTTGATATTCTTTTCCATTTATCAGGGGTTGGATTATTTATTTGATTAAGGTTGAATTTTATCTTTCCTTCCATTTATTTTTTTATTTTTTCTTTTAGTTGTTCTGTTAGTTGATGGATTTGCTGCTTCAATGAAACATTTTCCTCTCTCAAACTCGTAATCTCATTGGCTAATTCACTGCATTTATCGGAAACTATTTGCAACTGTTCTTTCAATTCCGCAAATACTTTTTCATAAATATCAATGGTGTTTGAAAGATTGGTAATTCGGATTTCCCTTGTTTCTTCTTCATTCTTTTTTGATTCGGATTTGTTTTTATTTATTTCCGCTTTTCTCTTTTTCCTTCCAAAAATCCATCCTGCAATTGTACCTAAACCAGTACCTGATGCTGAGATAATTGTATTGACATAATTATCATAATTCATTTTTTATTTTAAATATTGAAAGGCAAAAAAACTGCTATGTGGCTGGTAAAAAAACTGTGCTAAAATTCCTTTTTAGTGAATAATGAAGTAATGTATTTTACCGTCATAATAGTAAGACCCATACTCATAAGCACCAATATCCGGGGCAGTTCCATAGTACGGCAATCCTACATCTATACCTGCATCAATATTCGGTGAAGTGGCTTGTAAATGAACGTCTGTATTAGGCGTAACAAATAAAGGGTCTGTATAAATATTATTTGCGTTAGTGTAGTTTGTTACTGCGTTTCCTGTGAAAGAGACTGCATTGCTGTTTGGGTTATTATATAGGTCGTTATTCCTTATATAAAGACTGTCCATAGTGCTACCTGTATTATCTACGGTACACCACCACCCGTTATCTCCATTCATAAAAATATTATTCTCAATGACGATATTTGTCATTGTACTTGAATTATTATTAGTTATTGTTAATCCTACAGTATGTGTGATAGGATTAGGTACGATTGTATTATTCTCAATATATATATCTTTCATAGAACCACCGCTAATACTTTTTAAAAGAACAACAAGTGGTTCATAGGATGAAGATGTATTTATTCCGCAGTTAAGGCATGAGTTCTTATAAATGTGGATATTACTATCATTACAAGCATAACCAGAACCGTCTATTATTTCAAAAGGTTTTACTATACTTTGGAAAGTATTATTATAAACAAAAATATTCTTAACATCCGGCCCTTCTATGTCCACAGCAACCTTACCCTGATCTCCTGTAGATGCTGAATTGGGGTCATAAAAATAATTGTCGTGTATAGAATAACTGTAAGCGTAAGCATAATCATAAGTAGGCCCGGCAGAAGGTGGTATATTATTTCCTACATCAATAGGCTGATCGCCACCATAAAAGTTATTATTATATATTTCTGCACCTGCACTTTCGGAAGGGATTTCAAGATGAAAGTTCCAGCCATCTGCACCAGTATGCGGCTTGTATGAAGTATTATTATAGTATTTAAAACCCTTGCCATATCTGTTACCTACTATTATATCGCCATTAGCACCTGCACCCCTCGATGTGTCAGAAAGAATACAATCATGTATTATTAAATCTTTTTGGCCTGACATATTAATACATCCCCCGCCAACCCATGTTTCTGCGGTATCTGTGCAATTATCAATATTAGAATTATAGAGTTGATTCCCTACCGGATAAGTGGTAGGCCATGTGTAAGGGTCAACATTGCTACCCTGATAATCTATTCCGTTGGTGTAAAAGTCTTTTAAATGAACATCGTGAATTATCACCCCACCCCTACATCTTATTAATATTCCTGTAGTTGCTGTAAGGTTATCACCACTTATGGAAAGATTACTAAGAGATTGATTGCCATCTGTCCCCTCTGTGGAACTTAAAAAAACAATGCAAGCATCCGTTGGGTTATTATGATTAAAATCTGCAACATACGTATAAACAAGATGGGTAGTTGAAGAATCAGCGCCTTTGATAGAAACCCCTACTGCCACCACTGCATGACTTGATTCCGTATAAGTTCCGGGATTAAGGTATATTGTATCGCCCGCTGTTGTTACTTGCGTACAAGCATAACTAAGAGTAAGCCACGGTGAACCCGATGTTCCACTGTTAGAATTACTTCCAGTAGTAGAAACGTAATGAGTAGTTTGCGCCAAAGAATGTTGCGCAATAAAAAGAAGGAATATTATTAATAGTTTTTTCATTGTTATAATTTATATTGGAAAGTTACGCTACCAACAACTGTTGAAGTTGAAGGTGCAAATAATTCGATTCGTGCTTCTGTAGATGTACTAATATCTACTATTGCATTATATATAGTTGTGCCACCATCAGTATAACCACCACTACCTATATCAGTTTGATAACCAGCACTTGTGCTAAAAGGTAAACTTACTTTCAACATTGTTGCTACTGAACCACCCGCTGTTGGTATTAAAGAATAATTTACAGTTACAGTTACAATATTTCCTATTCTCATATAAGTTGCACTGCCTAATGTGCTTGAACTTACATTCAATGAATCAGATAATGTTGGTGAATAACTGCCACTTTGTAAAGTACCTACAATGCTTCTAACAGTAGAATCAAAATAAATTGAATCCAATACAAGCGTAGAATGCCCCGGATTGAGTGTGGTATCATTCAGTATGCCATTCGCTGTTTTAATTGTATCAGGAGTAGACGAACCACCAGTAAAGGTTGCGAGTAACTGTTTTATTAAAGCTGTTGTAGCCAGTTTATTTGTACTATCAGTGGTTGCCTGTGTTGTTGCTGTAGTTCCATTTGCAATTAAACCAGCAGCAATATCTGGATAAGTAATTGAAACATTTGAAGACAATGCATGACCATTTACTGTAGTACTAGTAGGAGTGTAAGCAGTAGCATCCACACTCCCATTTGCTTTTAAGAATTGTGAAGAAGTACCGCCTGATTTCTTAATAGTGGTTGCAATCATTGAACCATTTATCTGTAGTTTATCAGTTCCATTATCTGTTGTGGTATTTATAAGTACATTACCTTGCCCTGCATAATTAAGGGTGATAGGATTTCCTCGTAAATCTAACCTTGTATATTGAGATAGGGTTGCATTATAAGAAAGTATATCTCCAATACTATTAGTTTGGTCATATGAATATTTTATATATTTCCCCGTTGCTGGAGAACCTAATCCGGTAATGGCAACTGAACTACCTACTGTTAAAAGACCACTTAACGTTCCACCTGTTAATGGCAAATAAGTACTTGCTGCTGTTGTTGTAGACAACCCACCCATATCAGATAATGCTTCTGCTGCTGTCCTTTGTTTTACAATTCTTGTAGTAGAATTATATGTTAAGAAATTACCCGCAGAATCAGAAGGTATGGATAACATTTTAAGTGTTCCATATAAGGTAGTATTACCACTTGGGTCAACATAAAATAAACCTGTAGATGTTGTTGGGTTGCCAACTCCACCAGTAACTTTTGAATAATTTAACCCACTTGAAGGAGAAAGTTCTAAATATGTTCCTACTCCACCCCATCCTGATGTTAGTATTTCATATTTACTACTATCACCGTTATATCTTGTATTAAAACCAAAACCAGAACGTCCTGTACTTGAATTAAAATACATATTGATTGTAGGTTGGTTTGCATAATCTAAACCCATTACGGAATTACTACCACTTCCAAACTTAGTTACATTATCTGTAAAAAATTTACTACCAGCAATACTTTGACTACTTGTAGTATTAACTCCATCTGTGATTCCGTATCCACTTAAGGTAGTCGGTTTGCCTGTTGTTATTTTACTCCAATCAAGAGAAGGAATATCAGTTGAAAGTAATGTTGGTAATTGTGAATGTGGCAAAGTACCAGTAGTTAAATCACTGGCGCTAATTACTGTGTTTGCAGTTAAAGCATGACCATTGACTGTTCTTGTCAAAGGAACATAAGTTGATGCTGCGGTTGTAGAAGATAGTTTCGCTGCTAAATCAGTAGTTAAGTTTGTTACCTGGCTTTCAGCAATATTTGCACTCAATCCTGCTGCTGTACCTGTGGTATTTTGATTCCATGTTGGTACTGTTCCACTTAACGCTGTGTAAGGAATATTAGAAAATGTATTGCTTGCACCCGATAATGTTTTATTAGTTAAAGTTGATGTGCTTGTTAAGGTTGGATATTGGCTTGCAGCAATTCCGCCTAAACTATCTGCATTTCCAGAAGTTGATGCACTTATAGGAACAAGTGACCTTTCAATTCTATGTGTTATTGGATTCCAAGACAACATATTAGTTGTAGGTGTTGTAACGCTATCAATTGAAGTAATTCCTAATTTTCCATTGATAGTTTCACTTCCATTCACCTGCAATCTATCACCGTTATCGGCATAATACCAAGCCCTGCCTGACTGTCCTAACCAATCTGTCAATGTAGAATCTGCACCGATTATTACATCTTGATTTGCACTCCCAATAGCAGCAATATTGTTTAAGTATGTATAAGTATTATGTCCTAAAATGGTTGTATTGGTTAAATTTCCTGCTGCTTTTCTTCCAGAATAATCTCCTAATATTATATCATCTACTCCACCTGTGCTTTGTGAACCTACTGCGGTTCCTATTGCAATTGAACTATCCATTTCATGTTGCTGAATTGCGCTTGCACCTATTGCTATTAAATTAGAAGTACTATCAATAGCTGAAACTGCTTGCATATCATAAGCAGCTGCCCCCAAAAGGGTTACATTTTTAAGATTAGTTACATTGTATCCTGCTTCATTTCCTAAGCCTACTGAAGAAGAACCTGAAGATGTATTTGATGCTGCGTTATAACCCATAAAGGTCATATCCGCACCAACAGTAGTATCACTTAAGTTATACCATTTTCTTCCTGTATAATAATCTAATGCCAAAGCACCAACAGCAGTTGTAGCTTTTCCTACAGTATTATATTGACCGGCATTGTATCCAAAATAAGAATTTCCAAAACCTTCATTTGGATAACCACCATGATTTTGATTATAATAACCAGCATCTATTCCAATTGCAGTAAGTAAATTGTCATTTACACCTATTTTAAAAACATCAGCAGAAATACTATTAGCAGTATCATTTACATTTAAAAGTACTTCGTTAGAAGGAGAAGATATAAACTGTATTTTATTTGAATAAATTTTATTTCCCGTAACTGTTTCTGTTCCTGCTAAGTGCATAACACTTGCATCAGTAGCTTTTGCTGCTAAATCAGTGGTTAAACTTGTTACTTGGCTTTCAGCAATATTTGGAATATCAGTTGAAAGTAAAATTGGTAGTTGTGCATGAGGTAAAGTTCCTGTAGTTAAATCACTTGCACTTATAATAATATTTGAAGATAAGGCATGGCCATTTACTGTTCTTGATTGAGGAGTATAGACTATTGATGCTGTAGAAGAAGCTAACCCTCCCATATCAGATAAAGCTTGCGCTGCTGTTCGCTGTGTAATTAAGCCTGTAGCAGCATTAATGGTTGCAAAGTTGCCGATTGAATTAGGGGCTGAAATAAAAGTAGAATCTGTAAAAATCTTCACACCACCAATAGTATCATTTCCTGAAAGGTGTACAACATTATTATCATTTGCTTTTAGATTCAAAGCTGTTTGTGTTGCTGTTGAGACTGGTTTATTTAAATCCGCAGTATTATCTACATTACTTAAACCAACATCACTTTGTGAAACGGTAATATTTGAAGATAAAGCATGACCATTGACTGTTCTTGTTAAAGGAATATAAGTACTTGCTGCTGTAGTAGTGGATAGTTTCGCAGCCAAATCTGTAGTTAAATTTGTAACCTGACTTTCAGTTAAACCTGTCAACCCACTTCCGTTTCCTGTAGGAATCAAATAGTCAGTTCCTGCAACTGCTGCTGATATTGTTGTACCATTGCTTTTTACCAACCCATTTATTGCTTTTACTACTGGGTCAGCTTCAGTAAAAGAAGAAAGTTTACTGTTTAATTGAGTTTGTATAGAAGAAGTAACACCATGAACATATCCTAATTCTGTGGAAGTAGTTGTGCCTATTGAAGTAGTAGACGGTAAAACAACCGTACCAGTGAAAGTAGGTGATGCTAAAGGTGCTTTTAACCCAAGGTCAGTAGTTAAATTAGTTATTTTGCTTTCTGCAATATTGGCACTTAAACCACCAGCGGTTCCAGTAGTATTTTGGTTCCATGTAGGTACTATTCCTGTCAATGCTGAATAAGGAATATTAGAAAAAGTGTTGCTACTACCTGATAAAGTTTTATTAGTTAAAGTTTGTGTTCCTGTAAGCGTTACTCCATCTGTTATTCCGTATCCAGAAATAGTAGTAGGTGTAGAAGAAATTTTACTCCAAACTAATCCTGTTAACCATGAAGGATTTGAATAAGACCCTGTAGAATATAATCCATTAGTAACAGTAGCAGCGTTTCCTGTAGTATTTTGATTCCATATTGGAACAACCCCTGATAATAATGAATATGGAATAGACCCTGCTGACAAAGTTCCTACTGTTGTAATTGAACTACTACCAGCTAAAGGTGAATAAGTTGATGCTGCTGTAGCTGCAGTCAGTCCATCAGTGATTCCATATCCAGACAAAGTAGTTGGAGTGGAAGTTATTTTTGACCAAACCAATGAAGTTAACCATGAAGGGTTGGAATAAATTCCAGTTGTATAAATTCCATTTGTTACTGTACCAGCATTTCCAGTTGTGTTTTGATTCCATATAGGTACTGTACCAGTTATATCACTCCAAGCAGGTGCATAACCAATAGGTTTCCATTTACCTGTTGTATCGCTAATATTTAATTTCAAACTATTTCGATAAACAGAAGCAACCTTTGTGGTATCATTTCCAATTAAACCTGCATCAATTTTTCTGGTTGTTGTCCCAAAAACAATAGGTACCCACCCACCAGAAGGATTTCCAGTGTAGGTAGGCAGTGAAGAAATTGGAACTTGTGAAAATCCCATAACACTATAGAATATCAATCCAATTAATAATAATAATTTTTTATTTTTCATTCATATTTTCATTCTTTTTTTAAATATTTATCCTAACAAAATAATTTGCCCATCTTCTGTTTCAATGTATAAACCACCTTCTGTTGCAAGTGCATAACTCATAGAATCTTCTTCACTTAATTCTGTTGCAAAAAATTTAGGAATTGAAAGAATATCTTCCGTTTGATTCCAGTTAAACACTTGTCCTGATGCTACTGAATCATTAAGGCTTATTGAATTTTCTTGGCATAGTTGGATTAAAAATTCCAATGAATTGTATGTGTTCAAACACACGTCCAATATGCTTTGACCTTTAATTGCTTTAAATAATTTAGAAGGTGTTGCTATATTTGTTTCAATGAATGTTTCATTTTTAAAATCAAGTGATGAAACAGAAAGTGTACTTAATTCTGTTGTAAAATTTTTTGTGGGATTTTTAATATTTGTAAGTGGATTCCAATTAAAAATTTGTCCCGATGTTACTGAATCATTAAGCGTTATTGAATTATCTGTAGCTAATTGAGTTAAATATTCCAGTGAACCATAAGTGCTTAAACAAACATCCAATAAATTTTGTCCAGATACCGCTTCATAATATTGCATTTATTCTTTTTCTTTTATCACGATTATCCATTTCTCCGCTTCAATTCGATGGACGCCTTTGTATAATATTTCGTAATCCTTAGAATTTATTTGTTTCAAATTTTTTTTATAATCATCTATGTGGGTAAATTCTAAATACCTAATCTCAGGGGTGAGAAACATATCTTTAATTTCGTGTTCTTCATTTCCCATCCATTCATGTTTTTCATTCAACTTTAAATTGTTGCGTTGGGAATTATTTTTAATTTCCCAGAAGAATCAACTTCCACCACAGGATTACTAACGGTATAACCATCGGATTGAAGATTGATTATTAAAGACCTTTTAATTGTTTGTTCACTTCCTATACTATTTAAATATTGAAAAATTCCAACTCCATCTTCTGGATAATTTTTCCACCATCCTTGAAAAGCATTAATTGTGTCGTTAATGTGCTGGACATCACTTTCAGCAATTGCAAAATCACCATTGGTTATATATAAATCGTTTTCATCTAATGCTAAGTCTTGGTTTGCCATTTATATTTTTATTTTCCGTGTTGAATAAGATTATTTTCTAAATCTGACCTTTGTGTATCAGTTAAAGTCGTTGTTTCAGGTGATGCTGTAGGGGCTGCTGTACCTGTTCCACTTGTTAGGGTTAATATATGAGTGTGCGAATTAAATTTTGCTACCAAATCATTTACTAAATTTTCAAGGTTGTTTAATTTTTGAACAAGTTTTTCTATCTGAATCAAACCACCATAACTGCCATCATTGAACATAATTTTTCCATCCACAATTGAAACCTGGCTTGAACCTGAAATAAAAAGTATTTGGTCAACTTCACTGTATTGAACTATGAAAGGAAGGTTATAATTTGAATAAGAAATCATGACAGTAGAACCCACAGTTGGAACAAATAAAACACCATCATCAATTGCAGCCATCAACTTTACATTTTCAATCGCTGTTTGATTTTTTCCTGAAATAGTAGTTACAGTACAAGAACGGGAAGGAATATCTACTGAATCAACTTCAGCAGTTAATAAATGAACTGTATCTGCATTATAAGTTCCTGCCAATGTTTGGACAGCTTGTATGATAGCACGGTCACCCATTTTTACTTTTAAATATTAGTAGTTGGTATTAAATATTCCAGTTCGATTTCTTGTCTGTTCCCTTCCACGCCACCACTATATTCAACAGATTTAACTACATACCTGCCATTTCTTTCAGGTAATACTTCATCAACCAATTCTATATAATTTCCGAATTGAATAAAAGGGATTCCAAACGTTGTAAATTTTCCTTTGAAGCCAGTGTAGTAATAATGCTTTAATTTTTCTGTTCCCAGTGCAATTAAATCGTCTGTTGTTTTTGCACCCAGAAAAGTAAATTCATGCCTTTCACCACCATCATTTGGTGGCAATGGATTATCTTTTGTTCCTATGATTGTTGTAGGTGTAGCAGAACCATTTTGAAAAGTTATCAGGACTTCTAATCTTACTTTTTTTGTTTTTGCAATTCCGTCTTTTGTAGTTTGACCTGTTGTTTCTTCAATGGTGTTTTTGCAAACGGCACTTAAAACAATATCATCTTTTCTCCTATATTCAAGATTATCAGAAATAATATTTTGTTGAAAATCAAATTTCCAATAAGAAGGATTTCCAGTTGGTGTTAAGTTTCCATCGTCAGAAGGGAAGTAAACTATTGAACCACATCTCAATTCATCACCTTTAAAATATGCTTCAAAACCATATTTCTTTTGTAGGTCAGATAACACTTGACAGATAGTTCCTTCTGCCCTATAATCACCTAATAAAGTTTGTGTAGTTGTATTTACTGTAAAAGGCAATCCTGCGTTTGAAATCATTTCAGCAAGCATTTTTTCAACTGTGTAATTTGAACCTGAAAAGAAGTTTTTGTTTCCACCTGTTGCTTGATATTGTTTTAAAATGAACATATTATCTTCCACTTTTAAAACGAATGGTTTTTTTGATGTAACTGCTGAAATATATCCAGTGAATACAGTTTGTAAAGTGTTTACTTCATTTCCTGCTTTATTGAAATAAGAATAACCAGATTGAATTGTTACTTTATCACCACGAAGAAATAAAGGTGCAATTGGTTTACCTGTGCTGTCAGTAGAAAAACCACCAATGATATTAGCTAATGGTTGTTTATTGCCATTTTCATCTGTAAAAGAAATATTTTTAGGAAGTGTTATTTCACCACCATCTGTAAGGCTTGACCATGAACTTTTTACTTTCCAATCATGGCAAAAATTATAAACGATTATATTATTTCTGTTTGGAAAATCGCTTGTGGATTGTTGAGTGAATTGAATTTTGGTAAGTACTGTAAACATTAAGAAATAGTTAGTGTTACTTCTACATCTGATAAAGCAGTGATTGAAAAATTTTGTGTGGAATATCCACCAGCGTCTTGCTGCAATGTGAAATCTTTTATAACCAAATAATTGATTCCTAAATTTTGTAAATAATCACAGGTAACCTTAGTTGTAACTCTTGCAGTAAGCATAGACATTAAAGCAAGTATTTGGTCTGCTGGATGGCTTCCATTATCACCAGTTAATATTCCATTTATTTGGATTTCATAATCATCCATTCCAATATATTCTTTCACTGTTCCATTTCTTCCTTGAATTTCAGTGGTGATAATTTTCTTTGCCTGTGTTACAGTCAATAAAATATTTATCAGGTTTAATGCTTTGGTAGTTATAGTTTGCTTTGTAACAAAATCTGTATAGGTAACAGAACCAAAAGTTATGTCTTGCATAACAGGTGTACCCAATGGTGATAAAGGCAATTTGGATTTATCAGGTTGATACGAACTTATTTTTCCTTTATAAGCATTTTTATCTGGTTGTTTTATAGCCGGTAAATGTGCAATGTTATAAGTGCGAATAATATTATTAATAGGCGCACTTTTTATAACTATTGGATTCGTTTGTGTAGGAATGTTATTCCCATTTATATTTTTGAAATCTGGCATTCATATTTTAGCTAATTATTAGTTTTAAGATTATTTTTCTGCAATCAACTGAGAATCGTTCACTGCGCCCATCAAAGCACCAGTTATCATATCATGAATCTTTCCTGCTGATTCTTTTATGTTTGTTGTAGATATTTTTATATCACCTTTCTGTAAAGCATCAATTTTGATATTGATTGTAACTGCTTTATTTCCTTTAGCGCCTTTTGTTTCTTTGGTACCAGTAGAAGGAAGGGTGGAATTAGTTTTTGTTGTTTTAATTGAAATATCAGAAGGTGAATTAGCATAATCCCTTGCTGCTTTCATATCTTCATTAAGTACATTCAATTGCCTTGTTGCATCTAATCGTTCTGCTTTGGAATGATAAACAGCATTTCTT